TGAAGCTGAGAGCAGCTATGGAACAGATCCAACTCCAGCAGCAACAGACGTTGTTCTTGTAAGAGATCTGTCAATCACACCACAATCAAGTGATGTAGTAAACAGAGATGTTGTCAGACCTTATTTAGGTGCATCTCAACAGTTATTAGCAAACACCAGAGTTGAGTGTACATTCTCAGTAGAACTTGCCGGATCTGGAACTGCTGGAACTGCGCCTAGATATGGAAGTGCGCTTAAAGCGTGTGGTTTCTCGGAAACGGTCAGTTCGGGAACTAGCGTTACCTACGAGCCTATCTCAGCTAGTTTTTCATCTGTTACTATTCACTACAACGTAGATGGTGTAAGGCATATCGTTACAGGTTGTCGAGGAACTTTTGCAATCTCAGCAGCCGTTGGTGAAATCCCATCTATAGATTTCACATTTACTGGAATTTATAATGCCCCAACAGATACAGCATTGCCTTCAGTTACTTATGGAAACCAAGCAACACCATTAATATTTAAAAACGGAAATACAAGTAGTTTCCAGTTATTATCATTTGCTGGAGCATTGATGAACTTCTCAATGGATGTTGGTAACTCAATCGTTTATAGAGAACTTGTTGGTGGTACAAAAGAAGTTTTACTTACAGATAGAGCAGCTAATGGTTCTTTAACTATAGAAGCTCCAACTCTTGCACAAAAAGATTACTTTGCTGCTGCTTTAACTGATACTGCTCTTGGCAACTTAACAGTTACTCATGGTACTGCTGCTGGTAATATTGTTAGAGTTACAAGCACAAAAGTAGACATTGGTGATGTGGCTTATGGTGAGGCTGATGGAGTTACTATGTTAGAAATTCCATATACACTTGTACCAAGTTCAGCAAATGACGAGCTAAGTATAGTCTTTACTTAGTAAGTATTGACTACTGAGGTAGAGTAAAGAAGTATATATATTGATTTATGGCATTTGTTAGAAAAAAGACCAAGGTTTATCCTTGGCCTGTAGAGATTAGAACTCCTAGTGAAACTAAAATAGGTGAGTTTGAAACTACAACTTTTACTGGTAAATTTATACGTCTATCAAGATCAGAACTTGACAGCTTTGAATCAGCATCAGAATACGATGCATTAAAAAAAGTACTAGTAGGTTGGACAGATGTTAACGAGGAGGATGGAACTCCTATAGAGTTTTCAGATAAGGTATTAAAAGAATTTGCAGAGGATATAGATTTTGTTGCTGGTGTTTTAGATGCGTTTAAGAAATTCTACTCAAATGCACAAGTGGGAAACTAACTGATGCTGCTTTTTATTGGGCTTCGGGTGGCAAACAAGTTATAGATGAAACACTAAAAGATGCTGCTGCATTTGGTGTGAAAATCGAGGAGCAACCAGAGGAAAAGGAAGATTTTGAAGTTTTTGACGAGAACTGGGATATTGTAATGATGTTTTTACGTTGTCAGACACAATGGAACACAACCTTTGGAGGTGTAGTAGGATTAAAGTATGAGGTATTATTACTTGATGGAGGACTGTTTGACCTCTATCATGTGAGTAACCGACAAGAAATGCTCGAAGGTTTACAACTAATGGAATCTGTGGCTATGCGTGAATTTAATAAGGAGAAGAAGTAGTGGCTAAAGCTATAGATAAAATTCAATTAGTTTTAGATTTAAAAGGTTTTTCGCAGATAAGTGGTCTTGGTAAAGATTTTGAAAAATTAAAATCAACAGTACAGATAGCTGATAAAGACGTAGACGAATTTGTTAATACTTTAAGACAAGTTAGAAAAGAAACCAAATTAAGTAAAAACGCTTTTCAAGGACAAATTGATGCTTTAAAACGAACTAAAGATAATGTAGCTATTGGTTCTCGTGAATATAAAAAGTTAAGTGCAGCTATAAGAGAAACAGAACGAGAGATGAAAAGGCTTACTGCTGCTGGAGGTGGTGGTCGTTTTGGAGGTGCATTTGGCAAGATGAGTGTGGGGGCGCAAGCTGCTGGAGGTGCTGCTATAGGTGCTGCTGCCTCAAGATTTTTGCCTGCTGGAGCAGCTACAGGTGCAAGTATTGGTGCAATAGCTGGAGGTCCGGCTGGTGCGCTTGCTGGTGCTGCTGTAGGAGGAACTATTGATGCTGTTGCTGGTGCAGCGCAATTTGGAGCAGAGTCAGCTACTTACGCAGCAAATATACAAAAGCTACAAATAGCGTTAAAAGGTGTTACTAAAGATCAAGCTACTTTTGAAAAAGGTCTTGATGTCATTTCTACAACGTCAAAACGATTAAATGTACCAATAGCTGCATCCACCAAACAATTTACAACTTTATCTGCATCTGTTCTTGGTGCTGGTGGAACTATTGAACAAGCAGAAGAAGTTTTTACTGGTGTTTCAAATGCTATTAAGGCAACTGGTGGTAATGCAGATGATGTACAGTCTGCGATTCGAGCTATGAGTCAGATCTTTGGTAAAGGTAAGGTATCTGCGGAAGAACTACAAGGTCAGTTAGGTGAAAGACTAGCTGGTGCGGTTGTTAAATTTGCAGAAGCCAATGGTAGTAGCTTGGCAAAATTACAAAAAGATTTAAGAGATGGAACTGTTGGTTTAGATCAGGTTATAAAATTTGCTGAGAAATTAAATAAAGATTTTGCAGATACAGCAAATAAAGTAGCTAATTCATCTGCTGATGCAGGGCAAAGATTAAATACAACAATGGATAGATTAAAACTTGCAGTAGGTACTATATTGCAACCTATTGGAGCAGAATTTCAAAAAGTTTTTGCTGTAATTATTGAGGCTATTACAAAAGCTATTGAGAAATTTAATGAATTTATGGGTTTAGGTCTTGAAAATGCACTTAAAAAACAAGAAAAAATACTTGTGAAACTTGAAAAGCAAATATTAAGACAAAGAAATAAACAGGTACGAGATAGATTATTAGAAGAATTTAAAATTGATGTCGCAAGATACGCTGAGATTTTAGCAGAATTTAATCTTGATGAAAATAAAGGAGAAAGTGGAGGTAGTGGTTTACCAGATTTAGAAGATACAAGTAAATCCCCATTAGAGTCATTTGCTCAAAGTGCATTTAAGTTTGCAGAACAAGCAGAACAAGCTGTTGTAAATGCGTTTAAAGGAATGGAAGATGCAATGGTTAAGTTTGTAATGACAGGAAAATTAAACTTTAGAGATCTTGCCAATTCTATTATTGCTGATTTGACAAGGATGCTTGTTAGATATGCTATTGTTCAACCTCTTTTTAAAGCAATATTCCCAAATATAAAAATTGGAAGCGCAAATGGAAATGTATTTAATAATGGTGAAGTTGTACCAAGTGCCAAAGGTAATGTCTTTGCTAAAAATAAAATTGTTCCATACGCTTATGGGGGTGTAGTAAATAGCATTGTAAATAAGCCAACCCTATTTCCAATGGCAAATGGCGTGGGACTAATGGGTGAGGCCGGGCCGGAAGCCATAATGCCTTTGAAACGTGGTGCAAATGGAAAACTTGGAGTGCAAAGTTCTGGAGGTGTTGGTAATATTGTCGTAAACGTAGACGCTTCTGGAAGTTCTGTGCAAGGAGATTCTCAACAATCAGAACAGTTTGGCAGGGCTTTAGCTGCTGCTATACAATCAGAACTTATATCACAGCAAAGGCCGGGAGGTTTATTAAGCTAATGGCTACTTTTCCAGACATAGAACCTTCTTTCAGCGTTAAAAAAGATCAAGCACCATTAAGCAAAATAGTTCGTTTTGCTGACGGATATGAACATCGTCTAATATTCGGCATCCCAAATCATCAAAACCCAAGACAGTATAGTTTACGTTGGGAAAACATTACTGAAGAACAAGCTGATACTATTGATTATTTTTTACAGGAACGTGCTTTTGACAAGGCTAGTTTTGATTATGCTCCACCAAGAGAATCTTTTACTAAAACAGGAACTTATGCACAAAGTAGTACAACAATAACTATAACGATTACAAATCACAGATTATTTGCAGGCGATTCTATTGTTATAGATTTTACTTCTGGATCTTCTGCTGATGGTACATACATAGTTTCTTCTGTTACTAATGCAAATGTTTTTGTTGTAACAGCAGCTAGTGGCGCAACTACAAGCGGTAACGTATCAATTACTAAAACAGGAACGAGTAAGTTTGTATGCGAAAAATGGACAAAAACTATTGATTTACCTACCCTTGCAAATATTGACGCAACATTTAGAGAAGTATTTGAGCCAGCATGAGTACTGATCCTGTTTTTAGCGATATACAAAAAGTAAATCCATCAGCGATTATTGAGTTATTTACGCTGACATTAGATAATGCTTTGCATGGTGCAACTACTGTTTATAGGTTTCATGCTGGTACAAATCTAAATGCCAACGGAAAAATTGTATGGGCTGGTAATGAGTATTTAAGATTTCCTGTACAGGCCACAGGTTTTGCTTATCAACGTGGACAGTTACCTCGCCCTACGTTAACTGTAAGTAATATGGGTTCGCCTTCTATTTCAGCAATATTGTTAACTGTAAATCAAACAACTGCTGGTAATGATCTTACAGGCGCAAAAGTTGTAAGAATAAGAACAATGGCAAGATTTTTAGATGCAGCTAATTTTTTTGGAGCAACAAATCCATTTGGCACTCCAGACCCTACGGCAGAGTTTCCGCAAGAAATTTATTATATAGATCGTAAAAAAGCAGAAAACAGAGAAGTTGTTTCATGGGAACTTGCAGCAGTTTTTGATCTTGCTGGAATAAGATCGCCAAAACGTCAATGCACTAGATCCTTATTTCCATCTATCGGTACTTTTAATCAATGAATTGGAAAGATGCTGCATTGGTTCATGCGAAAGACCAAGATCCAAAAGAAGCAGTTGGTCTTTTGTTAAATGTAAAAGGGAAACAACGATATTATCCTTGTCAAAATTTAGCTATAACAAATCATCAAGAGTTTATTTTAAATCCAGAAGATTATGTAAAAGCAGATAATTTAGGAGAAATTATTGGTATTTTTCATAGTCACCCCATCACTCCACCAACACCAAGTCAAGCTGATCGAATAAGTTGTGAGCATAGTAATTTACCTTGGTATATTGTTAATCCAAAAACAGAACAATGGGCTGAATTAAAACCAGAAGGATATAAGCCAGAATTATGTGGAAGACCTTGGGTTTGGGGTGTAACTGATTGTTGGTCATTAGTTCGTGATTGGTATAAAGAAGTAAAAAACATAGACCTTATAGATTATGAAAGATCCATAACTCCAGAAGAATTTTTAAAAAATCCGTTATTTGAGAAATATGCAAAGGATACAGGATTTAGAGAACTTGGTAATGAAGAACCGCCAAAAGTAGGTGATGTATTATTAATGTCAATAATGCACCCAACTTTAAATCATGTAGCTATTTTTCTTGGTGATATGGTTTTACATCATTTAGCCGATAGACTATCTTGTAAAGAGCCATATTCTGAATGGCTATTAAAATGCACTGGAAAGAGGTATCGTTATGCTTCGGAAAGTTAAAATGTATGGAGAACTCGCAGAGTTTATAGGTCATAAAGAATTAGAAGCTGTTGTAAAAAATCCAGCAGAAGCAATAAGATTTCTTGTTACTAACTTTCCAAAATTAGAAGCATATATGGCAAATAAATATTATCAGGTATTAGTAGGCAATGAAGACATAGAAAAAAAAGACTTGCATAATCCTATAGGACAAGACGATATACATATTGTTCCTGTTATTACTGGTGCTGGGGGTGGTGTTGGAAGGCAAATATTATTTGGAGCAGCATTGATAGGAGCTAGTTTCTTGTTCCCGGGTGCTGGGATGTTTGGTACGCAAATGTTAGGTGCTACAGGCACAGCAGGGTTAGCTGGTGCTGGGATTGCAACAAAAATAGGAACTGCTTTAAGTGCTATAGGTGCTGGTTTAGTTTTAAATGGTGTTTCTGAAATGTTATTCCCCCTTCCAAAACCTGATATGCCAGAAGATGACCCAAGAATATCATTTAGTTTTTCTGGGGTGCAAAATACATCGAGAGCCGGAACAGCGCATCCGATTGTATATGGAGAAGTCATAACTGGATCTGTCGTAATCTCGGCTGGTATTGATACAAATCAGGTGCAAGCATGACAGATAAAATTATTAAAGGTTCTGGTGGCGCACCGCCTACTCCTCCTACTCCATATCGTGCGCCTGACACTTTAAATAGTAGACAGTTTGCAACTATACAAGATCTCATTTCAGAAGGTGAGATAGAAGGTTTTGCAACTGCCTCAAAAGAAGGTAGAACAAAAGGAACAACTGCATATAATAATGCTGCATTAAAAGATATATTTTTAAACGAGACTCCTATTTTAAAAGCTACAGCTAATTCAGCTAGTCCAGCCGATGCAGATTTCAATTTTCAAAGCGTAGGTTTTACTCCTAGGTTTGGCACAGCAAACCAAACATCAATACCCGGTATAGTAAGTAGCGAATCAACAACAGCCGTTGGAGTTACTGTCTCCTCGTCATCTGCTGTTACTAGACAGATTACAAATACAAATGTTGATGCAATAAAAGTTACTATTACATTTCCGCAGTTGCAAGAGGCTAAAGAAAATGGGGATTTGGTAGGATCTTCTGTTTCTTTAAAAATACAAGTGCAATATAATAGTGGTGGTTATTCAGATGTCATATCAGATACTATTACAGGCAGAACTGCTGACGCTTATCAAAAAGAATATAGAGTAAATGTTACAGGAGCATTTCCAGTAGATATAAGAGTTGTAAGAGTTACAGCAGACAGTACATCATCAAATTTAATTAATGCTTTTACATGGACAAGTTTTGGAGAGATTATTGATGACGCACAAACTTATCCAAATAGTGCATACACCAGTTTAAGGATAGATTCTGAGCAATTTAGTTCTATACCAAAACGTGCTTTTCGTATTCGTGGTGTAAAAGTAAGAATACCGGGTGCTGGGGCTAGTGGATCTGGTACACCAAGTATTGATAATACAACTGGCAGAATAGTTTATCCAGCGAACTATATATTTAACGGAACAATGCAGGCATCGCAATGGTGTTCATGCCCTTCCATGATACTTCTTGATCTTTTAACTACTGAAAGATATGGATTTGGAACACATATCACAGATGCAAATTTAGATTTATTTAGCTTTGTAGCAGCTAGTAAATATGCCAATGAATTAGTAAGTGACGGACAAGGAGGACAAGAAGCAAGATTTAGTTGCAATGTAAATATTCAGTCATCTAAAGAAGCTTTTGATTTAATAAAAGACTTGGCAACTGTTATGAGGTGTATTGCTATATGGTCTGCTGGCTCTATAACAATTACACAAGATAGACCGACAGATTCTAGTTATTTATTTAGCTTGGCAAATGTGACATCAGAAGGATTTAATTACACAGGTTCTAGTTTAAAACAAAGACATTCTGTTGTAAGCGTTAGTTATTTCAATATGGATAGTAGAGAAATGGATTTTGAAATTGTGGAAGATACAGCATTACAATCTAAAATTGGAATAGTAAAAAAAGACGTAAAAGCATTTGCTTGTACAAGTCGTGGTCAAGCGCAGCGTTTGGGAAAGGCAATAATCTTCAGCGAAAATCAAGAGTCTGAGGTAGTCAATTTTTCTACTTCTATGGATGCTGGAGCTATAGTTAGGCCGGGTTCTGTAATAACTGTAAATGATCCTGTTCGTGGAGGTGCAAGACGATCAGGAAGAGTTGCTGCTGCTACGACAACACAAATAACTGTAGATGATAAACAAGGCTTAGATACTTTTAGTGGTAGTAATCAAAAAATAAGTGTAATAATGCCAGATGGTTCTGTAGAAACAAAATCAATTACAGGTATATCAGGACTTGTAATAACTCTCAGTTCGGCATTGTCAGCCACACCAAATGTAAATACTATTTGGTTATTAGAAAGCGATACATTAGTTGGTCAAACCTTTAGGGTAATTAGTGTTGAGGAACAAGATGAAATTAATTATTCAATATCAGCTATAACTTATGTAGCTGGAAAATATGCAAATATTGAACAAGGAATAAGTCTACCATCAAGAAATATATCATTATTAAATGAACCCAAAAGCCCTCCAAGTAACTTATCAGCATCAGAACGAACAGTTGTTATAAATGCTCTTGCAATTACAAAACTTATTCTTACATGGGTTGGAGTTACAGGTGTAAATCAATATCTTGTTCAATATAGATTCAATAATACAAACTGGGTTAGTGAAATTGTATTTAGAACTGATTTTGAATTAGTTAATACTGAGGCTGGGGTATATGAATTTAAAGTATTTTCTTACAATGCTGCACTAAAGCTTTCTGCTACTTCTTCTGATTTGACTTTTAATGCTCAAGGTAAAACTACTCCTCCAAGTAATGTTGAAAACCTTACAATGGAGCCGGTTACTAATAAATTAGTAAGGCTTAGATGGAATAGGTCAACCGATGCTGATGTTATTCATGGGGGTAGAGTCTATGTAAGGCATAGTAATTTAACAGATGGCAGTGGTACATTCCAAAATGCAGTTGACCTTATAACAGCACTTGCTGGTAATACTACTGATGCCGTAGTGCCAGCACTTGAAGGAGAGTATATTTTAAAATTTCAAGATGATGGTGGTAGGTTTTCTCTTGGGGAAACAAGCATTATTATGGATCTTCCTGATCTTATTGATGCTCAAAGAGTTCTATCACAAAGAGAAGATTTATTAAGTACACCTTTTAGTGGAACAAAAAGTAATACAACATTTAGTAATACTGCAAGTGCATTGCAATTAACAAATCCAGCTTCAAATGCAACTGGAACTTATGAGTTTGCATCTGTATTTGATTTAGGTGGTGTGTTTTCTTTGAATTTAAAGAGAACTATCAGGTCAGTTGGATTTAATATAGGCTCTGACATAGAAACACTTATACCAGCAGGGTCTTTCTGGGATGACTATGCAACAGATAACAATTTTGATGGCGCAGCAGCAGACGAAGCTAACACACAGATACAGGTAGCAACATCAGAAGCAGCATCAGGATCTTTTGGAGACTTTAATAATTTTGCAAATGGAACATTTAAAGGTCGAAGATTTAAGTTTAAATTAATTTTAGAAACTACAAATGTTAGTCAAAATATGAATGTACAACAGGCAGGTTTTTTAGCTGAGTTTGAATCAAGGACAGAACAAAGTTATCAAACAGGTGGTAGTACGTCTATTCTTCCACAAGCTTCTGGCACTTCATCTTCTGGAAAAACTGTAACCTTTGGAAATCCATTTTTTGTCGGTACATCATCTACTCAAGGAGGAGCTAATGCTTACTTACCTTCTGTTGGAATAACAATACAAAATGCTCAAGGTGGAGACTTTTTTACAGTTACAAACGTAAGCGGAACAGGATTTACAGTTACTATTAAAAATAAAGACACATCAGGTAACGAAACTTTTGTTAATAGATCTTTCACATTTTCTGCGGTAGGATATGGTAAAGGTGGCTAACATGGAGAAAATTTTTTAAATGAGCCAAGTTGCAGATTATAATATTGCTAATGCTTCTGGAGCAAGCGTCCGGAGTGACCTTAATGCGGTATTTGATGCAATAAAAACTCTTAATTCTGGCGGTTCTGATCCAGCAAATCCAGAGCCTTTTATGCCATATGTTGATACGGCAGATAGTAATAATTTTAAAATAAGAAATGCAGCTAATAATGGATTTACAACTGTAGGATCTGTTGACTCACCTAATTTAGGGCTATTGCCTGTTGCTGGCGGTACTATGACAGGTCAGTTGTTAGGCGATGATAGCTCTGGTGCTAGTAGCCCTGCGTATGCCTTCGACAATGACAGTGACACTGGAATGTTTAGATCAGGTGCTAATACCATAGGTTTTGCAACATCTGGTACTGCAAGAGTTTCTGTAAGTGATGCTGGTTTAGATGTCGTAAATGGATTGCCAATAAGGCTCCAAGACTCAAGTGGTTCACCTTTTGTATCTTTAAAATCACCATCTTCATTATCAGGGAATATAGCCTTAACACTTCCATCTGCTATAACAAATGGTGGGTTTTTGCAGACAGATGGGTCGGGTAATTTAAGCTTTCAGATTGTAAATGGTGTTCCTAGTGGTGCTGTTTTTTGTGTTGCTGTAGCCTCAGTTCCTACAGGATATTTAGAATGTAATGGCGCAGCAGTTAGCCGTACAACATATGCTGCTTTGTTTGCATTTATAGGTACATCTTATGGTGCTGGAAATGGTAGTTCAACATTTAATTTGCCAGATTTGCGTGGTGAATTTATTAGAGGTTTTGATAATGGTCGAGGAGTAGATAGCGGAAGAAGTGTTGCTTCATCTCAAGGTAGTCAAAATGATTCACATAATCATTCAGTAAGTATTACAACAAGCACTACATCTCTTACTGGTACAATTACAAAAATTTCTGAGACATATGCTTCTGGAGGTGGTGGTGCGACAGGAGTATTTACAAAAGGAAGTTCTGCATCAGCATCTAACACACCATCAAGAGTTGATAGTAGCCCTGCTGGTTCAGTTAGCATGGATGCCTCTCATAATCATTCAGTCTCAGGCAACACTGCAAATCAAGGTGGTAATGAATCTAGGCCAAGAAACATCGCTATGATGTACATTATTAAGACTTAATTATGGCAATACAACCCGGCACATATAACATGACAGTTCAAAGAAGAGCAGACTTTTCTTTGCAATTACAATTTAAAGATTCTAGTAGTGCAGTTATAAATCTTACTGGATTTACAGTTTATGCTCAATGTTGGGATGAGGGTAGAAATATAAAATATGGTGATTTTGCAATTACTTACACCAATAGAGTTAATGGAATAATTGATATATCTTTGACTGATGTACAGACTGCTACTTTTGAAACTGATACTCTTTATTACGATGTTATGCTTGAAGACTCAAACGGATTGCGAGAGTACTACCTTGAAGGTGTTATAACTATGTCAGAGGGTTATACTTCACCATGACTTCTGTTAACGTCACAACCAGTAAGAATACTGTTACTGTAAATGAAGGTGACGCAACAATTATTACTGTTGCTACTGCCGGGCCACAAGGCGCACAGTTTAGTAGCACTAATACTGGATTAGTCGATTCTGGTAAAGTAAATAATTCTATTATTTACTATGACTCTACTTCTGCTACATTTAAAGCAGATGCAACTCGTACTGTAGAAAACCTTGTAGATGGAGGTTCTTTTTAAACTATGGCTAACACAATCCGCATAAAAAGATCCACAGGATCATCAGCACCAACCACACTAGAAAATGCGGAATTAGCATTTAGTGAAGGTAATCAGGTCTTATATATAGGTATAGGAACCGGCGGTTCTGGAGGATCTGCAACTACTATTAATGCTATTGGCGGTAAGGGTAAGTTTTTTGATACAGATACGACAAGAACAACAAACCATGTTTTAGCTGGTGCTGCGTCTGGAAGTGCTGCTGCGCCTACATTCCGGGCATTAGTAAGCGATGATATACCTTCGTTAGCACATACCAAGATCAGTGATTTCGATACAGGGGTTAGGACAAATACACTTAATCAAATGGCTGTTCCTACAGGATCGGTTTCATTTAACTCGCAAAATATTACAAACCTAGCAGATCCAGTAAATACACAAGATGCAGCGACTAAGGGCTTCGTTGAAGCCACATCACAAGGACTTGATGTTAAAGATTCGTGCGTAGCAGCAACAACAGCAAACATAACAATATCTACTGCTCTTAATAATGGAGACACGTTAGATGGTGTTACTCTTTCAACTAATGATCGTGTTCTTGTAAAAGATCAATCAACAGCAAGTCAAAATGGTATTTATGTAGTCGGCTCTTCTCCAGCAAGGGCAGCAGATTTAGCTACTGGTGCTAACGCTGCTGGTTTCTTTACTTTTGTAGAGAAAGGAACAGTAAACGCAGATAACGGCTTTGTATGTACATCGGATTCTGGTTCTGCTGTGGTGGGAACTAATAACCTTACGATTGCACAATTCTCTGGTGCTGGTCAGATTACAGCAGCAGATGGATTACAAAAATCAGGAAACACATTATCAGTTGATCTTAAATCAAATGGTGGACTTGTTATTGAATCTACTGAAATTGCTGTTGATCTTGGTGCTAGTTCTATAACAGGAACTTTAGCAATTTCTGACGGAGGAACAGGCGCAACATCAGCTTCCAATGCAAGGACAGCACTTGGACTTGTTATTGGTACGGATGTAGAACCTCACAGCGATAAGTTAACAGAACTCGCAACCATGAATCAGACAACAGCTAACTCTTTAGCTGATCTGTCAGATACAGAAGTTCAAATATTAGATGGTGCAACAGTAACAACAACTGAGTTAAATATTTTAGATGGTAATACGTCAGCAACCTCAACTACTCTTGCAGCAGCAGATCGTATGGTTATAAACGATAATGGCACGATGGTTCAAGTTGCACTTACAGATCTTGTTACCTTTTTAGAAAATGGAAGTGTATCAGGTTTCGATATAGATGGTGGAACTTATTGAATCAAGCTATTAGGAGGTAACAGCCGATGGCTAATACAATTAAAATTAAAAGAGGCACTGGAAGCGATCCATCAGCTAGTGATATGGTTTTGGGCGAACCAGTATTACGAACTGATACAGCAGAATTATTTTTTAAGAAAGATGATGGTTCAGTAGCAAAGGTATCTGGAGGAGGCGGTGGCCCGGATTTTAAATATTTAGCACTTAGAAATGCAGCTAATAATGGCGCAGCATCTTATCCTAATGCAGATTTTACTCTTGTAACTTCTGGTACTACTACAGCAATAACACCAACAGCAGCAAATACATTATTAGTTAGTGTTAATGGTGTAATTCAAAAACCAAACACAGGTACATCTACACCTTCTTCTGGTTTTGCGTTAAATGGATCTACTATAAAATTTGGAGCTAATATCTCTGCTGCACCAGATTTTATTCTTTATCAAGAGTCAGGTGGGATAGGAGAGCCTAGTGATAATACAGTAAGTGAAGCAAAATTAAAAGTTAGTAATAGTCCTGTAAATGGATATTTTTTATCCGCACAATCTGGTAACACAGGAGGACTTACATGGGCTGCACCTATAGCAACATCTTGTACTGGCAACTCTGCGACTGCTACAGCACTTGCGACTGCTAGAACTATAAATGGCACAAGCTTTGACGGCACAGCAAATATTACAGTTACGGCTGCTGCTGGAACACTTACAGGAAACACGCTAAATAGTTCTGTTACTGCTAGTTCTCTTACATCATTAGGAGACTTGAGTGGTCTTACTGTTACAGGAAATATGACAGTAGACACCAGCACATTATTTGTAAACGCATCTACAAATCGGGTTGGTGTTGGTACAACAAGTCCTAGTCAACTCCTTCATGTTGCTGGTACTTTGGAATGTAATAATATTAAATTTCTTACAGCAAATAAATTTGAAACCAGTGCAAATATTTTAGAAGGTAAGGGAGTTAATGGAGCAAGATTAAGATCAGCATTGTCGGGAGCTACTACACCTAGTTTTTCTAATTCAGATGACACTGATACAGGACTGTTTTTACCGGGTTCAGATGTATTAGGTTTGACAACTGGTGGCACAGAACGTATGCGTATAGATTCGTCTGGTCATATCTTAGGTTGTGGCATGAGTTCGCTTACAGCAAATACAAACGTAAGTGGATTTAA